TAGTTGTGATGTTGAATCAACATCCTCCATTGCTCTTTTGTTGGCTTCTTCTGTGGCTTTGGCTTCTGCCTCTGCTCTTTTTCGTGCTTCTTCTTCTGCCTTTTTTAAGGCTTCTGCGTCTGCACTCGCTTTTAGTTTTGCTTTTTTATCTTGTTGTTCTTTTAACTTTTTAGCTTCCTTTTCATCCCATTTTTGATTTATTTCCTCTTTGGCAGCATTGTATTGTTCTAATTGAAATTGAAACTTTGCATTGTATGCTTTCTGATCCATTAAACCTTTTCCAAAGTTCTTTAAATCTGCTTCGTGTTGCATATTGTATGCAAGTTCTAAAGCCTTTAATTCGCCTTCTTTTGTTTTCTTTAAATTTTCTAATCTTTTTTGAGTAATTGCTTCATAAATTGTTTTGTCGTTTTCATACATTTTTTGCATCCTTTCTTGAACCTTTTTTGCTTGTTCTTCGGACTTATCTAAATTAACTATAAAAAACGCTAACGCAGCAACTGCCAAACTAATACCACCTGTTGCAATTGCCATTGATGCAGCAATCTCAACTCCTAATACTTTACTTGCTACTGCTGCAACTCTTTCACTCGCTGCTAAGGCATAATTTTTTACAATTCCCTCACCCGTTGCCAAGTTTGCCAACTCTTGAACACCTTGCAACACTGCCATTGCACTTTGTGTTTTTAGCAATGTCTTTTCAAGTTCCTTGTTTTCACTACCCAACAAACCCATTGCACCTGTAACCACTGAAACACCTCCAGCTAATCCTCTGAATCCTTCAACTACTGCATCAATCCTCTTGGTATCGCTTGATAATGCCTTAATCTTTTGATTGACATCGCCTAAATGGTCGGTAAGTTCTGCTGCTCTCTTTGTGGCTTCGGATAATTGTTTTGCATCCAATCCACCACTCGCAATCTGTGTTTTTAATTCTTTAAGTTCTTGTTTTAGTGTTTTGCTTTTCTTTCCTGCCCCTTCCATCTCCTTTCCCATCTCAGCAAAATGTTCAGCAACTCCTTCTAATATTCCTGCTTGAATTTCTGCTTTAATACTTGCCATTTCATCACCAAAGTTTCCTGCTTCCTTTGTTGTGGCTTTTAATGTGTTAAGATATTTGGCTTGGGATTGATTTATTTCATCAATCTTTCTTGCATCTTCCTCAGTAATCTTTCCTATAAGTTTTAATTGTTCAACCGCAGGTTGTAATCCTGTGGTGTCGGCAGTAAACTTTATAATTACGTTTTCCACTATTTCTTATTAGCGGTTCTATTTAGTTGTTGGCTCTTCGCTTCATTTGCGAAAAAAAAGAAATCGTACAAATTTAATGAATTTATTTGATATGTAGATGGAAGAAAGTTCATTACTATTAATTTCAATCGCTCTCGGCTTTCAATTCCTCCTCTAACAGAATCAATGAATGAGCCACTTTCTGCAAACTTTCTATTTTGTCCACCACCCTCAAATACGTTAGGGAACTGTCTGCGTATGTATTTAAAAACGGTATCAATTTCTTTAAAGGTTCGTGCAAAAAAAAACCATCCCCATATTTTTTCCAACTTTCAATCTTATGCTTATTGTATTCGTGGTCGTATCTCAATACACTTTCTTTGTCATCAATAAAGGCTACTGAGGCAACTTTATAGATAATCTCTGGGCTTATGATGTACTTCAATCGTTCCTCAAACCTGGCTATCTCAATGAACATATTTTTTAAGTCTAAAGATTTACCATTCTTTACCTCAGTGCATTTCTTCATTACTTCGATATGATTGAGAATGTAATCTCTTGTAACTCCATTTTGCAATTCCTCAAAAAATATTAAGGCATCCAATCCACGTTGGAATGGCATTGAATTTTTATCTTTAAATTCGTAGTATTTTACTTTATTACACTCGAATGCAAACTCTAAAGTAAATCCATCCTTTACGATTACATTAGAACTCGGATTCAAGTTCTGTAATCGCTTTTTTATTGCTCCAAACATTATTTATTTTTATTTGATATTGGTTTAATTTCTTGTAAACTTTTACTTCTGTTGATCCGTTTGCAAATCTATGATATTGATTGTTGCCTTGACATCCACAAGAATGCCCTTGAGCAACAAATCCATTATTGTTTAAGATTAGCAACCAATTCATTAATCTCGGTAAATTATTGAGGTTAATATTTTATTTACTCCACTTAGGGCCATACAATAGGCAAACATCCAAAAGTAACCGTAAGGCTGACCATCGTAAACAAAGAAAGCAAATAGAAATCCATAGATTAGTATCATACAAGGAGGGCAGTTGTAAAGAGGCTTTGTTATCCAAAACCATTCATCGCCAATCAACTTTTCAAATCGTTCTGTTATCGGCTTAAAAATCATTCCTTCCCCTGCAAAGATGTTGTGAATACCAATTATTGCAAGTGAGTTAAAAAATAATAACATAAAGACTTGAAATGCTTCAATTTTTGTGTTTAGAATCCATAGTTGTTCTTCCATTGTTTTGTTTATTTTGGTTTATATTTTTTTATGAACAACAAGGCACATTTTCTGTTCTTATTGCAGCATCTATCAATACCTTAGTAAAGTTTAAAACTATTTGAGAATAATCGTTTTCGCAAAGTGTTAAAATAACTGGTGTGCATAAGTCAGTTAATTCAAATATCTGAACTATTATCTCTCCAGTTCCATCGTTCCAAAATCCACTCAATAATCCATCTTTAGACAATGATAGAGTACCTCCTGCATTAGTTGTTATCCTTGTCTTTAATACCATACCATTGGCAAAGGTAAACCTTACTTCATAAATTGTTGTTGCCTCTAAATCTAAGTTTAAGGCGATGAAATCAATACATCCCGGTACATCTTGTTTGTATGTTGCGTTGCAATTAAGTAGTGCCATATTTTATCTTTTTATTCCCCAAAAGTACAAATCTTGAGGATATTCTAATCGTGTTTTAAATTGATAAATTAAAAAGTCTTTTTCAAAGTTAAAGTTGCCAAAGAAATTGCCCTCTGTTAAATTCATGTAATAATCTTCCCAATCTTCGGCTTTACTTGTAAATGGTGAATCGCTTGGAGATGTTCGTTTTGTTCCGTGTTCAGGTCTGCCTGTGGTGGCACAAGTAAATAAAAATAAACCTCCACTCTTTAAAAGATTGTCGATTACATTCCTTACCGTTTCTCTCCAATGTTTATCGTGTTCAAAGCATTCAGTTGAAATAACAACATCAAATTTGTGGTTTTCAGCAGGTTTAAATTCGTGTCCTTTGCACACAATATCCACATTCTTTCCTTCTCCAATATCAATTCCAGTGTAATCATAATTCTCAAATAAATAACGGTTGTTTCCGTTTATATCTAAGCTACCAATGTCTAATACGCTAACTCCTTTAAAAAAGTCAGGCATAAATTCTTTAACTGATTTGCAAAAATTGATTTGCTCTTGATGGGCCATTATTGATATTTTTCTATGTAAATTCTGTTATCTTCAAATTGAATCATCCCGAACTCAGGAAGTCTTGTTGTAGTGCTTATATCACTTTCAATCTTGCATCCGTATAGCTTCTTTGCTTTGCCTTTAGCGTATTTGATTAGGTAGTCATCACCACAAGCTATCTTTAAGTCAGATGGAATATCTACATAGTTAGATTTGTGTATGAACATTGCACATCCAAATCCATAAGGTCGTTCAACTACATCGGTAAGATTCATTGATACGGATTGTTTTAAGGCATAGTTTTCAAAGCACATACCAACTACTCCGCAATCTTCTAACTTATCGTTTAAGAAGCTAAAAACATTAGTGTCGATTAGGATGTCATCGTTAAGGATGGCAATGTTATCATTGTCGGCAAGTTTAACTCCATAATTCCAAGATTCATTTACAAATAAATTTTCAACCCTTTTATCAATATAAAGTTTGGTGTTGTAAATCAATAACTCTTTTTCTAACTCGCTTCTTTCATTTGAAATTATAGTTATATCATTCACCAACTCGCAATCAATTAGCGATTGAATTAATGGCTTTATCTTGTCAGATTTCCAAAGGGTAGGGATAATTACTGAAAACATATTTTAATTGTTGTTTGCAAACTTACTATTTTTTTTTAATCTCTGACCAAAAACTTTGAACAAAATGTATTACAAGCGTATCTAAAGGTATCTAAGGCATCGGATTGTTGGGCAGGGTCGTTTCTGTCTGCCTTTTTAATTGAGCCATCTGGCAACACCGTAACATTCTCAAAGTCGAATTGTAATGGCTTTGTGTTGTCCTTATCCAATAGAACATTCCCTCTACTCAATAAGCTATTTACTAAAACTCGGTTATCCGCTAATCTTGGATTAACTACCGGCACCATCATTTGATTGTTAGATAAATTTAATTTGGCTCGAATTATCTTGTAATAGTTCATATTGTCTTGAACCATTGCTGAGGTAGATGAACCACTTGCATCGCCTGTAACCAAGTAAAGTGTGTTTCCATACTTGGTTTTAATCACATCGCACAACTCATAAATATCTGAATTGGCAAGTTTAATAGTTTCGATTACTCTTATCGTGTCAAATGATGGGATTTGTAATACTGAGCAGGAAATAGGGTTTTTGTTGAAGTCAAATGATAGTATTATCTCTAAGTTTTTTAGTATCTCAACTTTCTGCAAATGTTTATTAGGCTCAAATGCATAAGCCCAAAGCATTGTATCTAAAGTAACATCCTCCGCCAGATACTCACAATTGAAATACATTGGATCAAGTGTTGCCTTTGCTGAATCTATCTCTTGAGCATCCATAAATGGGTTGTCGTATGTTGTAAATTTCCATCCTTGCCATTCGTGTAGATACTTTTCATCGGTTGACCTTTTGAACAACTCTTTGAAATATGTCTTACCGAATTGAGGGGTAGATAAAAACCAACAATCGCCAATGTAATCTGTTAGGGTTGCTCGGATTGTTCCGTTCCAAGCTGTTTTAAGTTTCTTAGCCTTTTCGCACTCGTCAATAACCACTCGTTTATATTTTCGACCTCTACCTGAGTCGGGCTCGTCTAAACTCCACATATCAATAACACCTCCCGTTATCAATCTAATCTGTTTTAACTGTTCATTCTTCTGCTTGATGGCATCGCCAAGTATCTTTACAATGTCAATCCAAAAGTCGTTCAGGTCTTTGTATGTAGGGCAAAAATAAGCAACTGGAAATCCATCTAAGGCAGGTTCAATAATTAGTTCTTTGGCTATGGATGTTTTTCCAAATCTTCTACCACACTTCAAAACATTGAATCGCCTTTTTGTTTGCATTATCAACTCTTGGTTGATATGCCTTTTTTGAAGTTTAATTATTACCTCACTCACGAACTACTCTAATTATTCCAGTGTTTTCTTGATTAATTTTTGTCGGTGCATAATCCCCTTGCATCTTATTTAATTCGGCAATAGCGTTTTTGATGTCGGTATGGTCAGGCTCGGAAGGATATTCTAAAACTTTGCCACCAATAACAAATGGCTTTTTTACTTTCAACTTACCCTGTGCAATGTTGGATAAAATTTCCATTCTTTGAGCAGAAGTTAAAATGTTCATTTGTGCGATTTCAGCGACTTTATCCTTTTGGGCTTCCTCTACTACCTTTTTTAGATTATCTCTTTGCTCAGCGATTAAATTAGCGTATTTCTTGGCTAATTGACTGCCCTTAACCTCACTTACCTGCTTACTTACCCCTTTCTTACCGATACTTAACTTGTAAGCATTGGATTGAGTTTCGCCATTTGCTACAAGTCTTATAAACTCACTATGCTTTAATGGTAACTTCATAAGGCTGTCCGTTACGTTTTATTTTTAATGTTGGGTCGAGTTTAAACATTCTGTCAATTATTACTTGGCAATATTTTGGGTCAAGTTCCATGCCGTAACATTTGCGTTTAAGTTGGTGTGATGCTACCATTGTTGTACCTGTGCCACAAAATAAATCTATAACTGATGATTCTGTAAAATTCTCTATGAATAAACTTGGTAATTGAATGGGAAATGTTGCTTTGTGTATTTTAGCATATTCTTTTCCTTGCCTTGAATTTAATGAAAATATATTATCAATAGTACCCCTAAAATCTCTTTTACCAATAGTTCTTTTAGCTTCATTTGAAAAAATATAAACATATTCAAACCTTGAATTTAATACTTTTCTTGCCATTGCTGGTTCAGCAGTTTGTTTATCCCATATCATAACATCTGCATAAATACTTCTCAAATTGTATAAATGTTCAATTAAAGCAATTTTATTTCCTGATAAACTTTGAATATTAGAAAAAAGATAATCACTAAATAATAAAGCATTTTTAGAATAATTATCTAATAATTCAACATACTCATTACTTGTTTTATTATCATTATCATTTAAATATTTTTGCTCATTTCCATTTGGTGTTTTTCCAACATTATAAGGTGGAGAACTAAATGTTATATCTGCCTTTTGTCCGTTCATTAGCTTTGCCACTTGGTCGCTATCCGTACTATCCCCACAAAGCAATCTATGTTCGCCTATCTCAAATAAATCCCCTAATACAATATCGGTTTCAATTCCACCTTCAGGAACTGCAAAATCATCTTCTTCCGCTTCGGGTTCTTCTTTGGCAAGTTCAATTCCCCACTCAACACAAACCGCCTCCCCCAACTCCGCCTCAATCAACTCAGCATCAAACACGATGTTAGCCTTTGCAGAGGCATTATCGGCAAGTGCCATCTCTCTGCCTTGCTCACTATCCAAATCAATATCCGTTCGTTTTACTGCAATTATCTTAGTGCCATCACTTTCTATAATTTGCACATCTTCCATACCTATTGCCATTGCATTTTCAACTGACTTATTTCCTGCAATTATTCGGTTGTTTTTGTCGATTAGGATTGAACGACCTGCACCGAATTTGCGGAAGGATTTCTCAATTAGTGAGTTTCCAAATTCTGATCCTTTGTTGAAGTTTTTATCATCAGCAATTAAATCTGATATTTTAGTTGATTGTTTTGCCATACTGCAAATATACAAATTATTTAATTGTCAAATTTTAAAAGTTTTTTTTGTCAGTTTATAACCTTACTTTTTTTATTTGTTTGTCAGTTTGTTAAAAGGCATCGTTGCCAATATCTGAAAATTCATTCTTTGGGATAAAGTCCCAATTATCTTTTTTGTTTATTGGTGTGTCAAATGCTCCGTTGGGCTTTATTGGGGTTGGTGGTAGTTCAAATGCTTCTACTTGTTTCTTTTCGCCTAATATCCAATTGGTATTGTCGGGGATAAATGTATAATAGCGGCCATTGATAAAATGCCAACCTAAAGAACACATTGTGCCTGACTGTCCCCAGTGTTTAAATTTTACTTTTTGTATGTATATTTCTGTTTTCTTGGAATCATAGTTGCGATATACGGTTAATCCGTTGTGAGTTTTATTGAAGAAGTTTGCAGAGCCATTTATGTTGTAAAGGTTTGGCACTTCAAATAATCCCGTTTTTTTATCTTTCATAATCTTTGTTGGGTGGGCTACAAGAAAACAATGCACCATATTTCTTTCACAAAATGTTGCCAATATATCCAATTGTTTTGAAACATAGTGTGTTGAATCTTCATTGTGTTCAAGTTTATTCCAAGCATCAATTACAAAGGCATTTACTCCGTATTTTCTAATTAAACTTTTTACCA